AAAGGAGATAAATAAAATGCCATTTGAAATGATAACAATGCTAGGCTCAACTGTACTCGGAGGAGTAATGAGTATATGGTCGCAAAGCATTAAAGCAAAACAAGCAGAACAAAAGATGCTTATACAAAGAGCAGAAGTACAACAAAAAGGGTTTAAGGAAGCTAGAGAATATGAGAACAAAGGCTTTCAATGGACTAGAAGAATCATAGCATTGACTGCTGTATTTGCTATAGTACTATTACCAAAACTAATGCCTGTATTTTCACCAGATACTAGTGTAATTGTAGGCTACTTAGAATTTAAACCTTCATTCTTATTTTTACCAGAAAAAGAAATAATGAAATGGATAACATTATCATCTAATAGTTTAGTCATTACACCATTAGATACTAACTTAGTGTCAGCTATTATTGGTTTATACTTTGGAGGTTCGTTAGTAAAAAAATAAGATGTTAGATAAGTGGTTATATAATTTCTTTGGTGGACTTGATAGTATAATATCTAAGATAGAAACTTATGCTATTAAGTTAACTACCTGGTGTTGGCATTCAAGAGTAAATATACTAAGGAAGAGAAGAGATGGCAGGAAGAATACATAAACAAATAATTAATTATATTAAGTCTTTAGAGAAGAAAGCTAAACAAATGAACTTTGTTAAAGAGTTAAAGAAAGAAGTTGAGACTGGAGCAAATGGTACTCAATCATATATAATTAAAGAGGGTATTAATAAAGGTAAAAAAGCAACTAAATAATATGGACTATTGTAGGATGAAAGAACCTGAAGATATAAACTATAAGTTTACAGCTATATTAATAATAGCAATGTGTTTACTAGCTTTTTTTGGAGGACCTGGACAATGAAGATAAGTGATAAGACAAGTATTGGTTTACCTTTAAGAAATTTAATAGGTTTAATTTCTGCAATTGTAGTAGGTGCATGGTTTGCATTTGGTGTAATTGAAAGACTTAATCAATTAGAAACTAAGAACCAATTATTTGAAAAAGATTTATTAGAAGCAAGTACACAGAAACCAATAGACCAAGAACAGTTTATGTTGTTAGAACATATAGCAGAGGGTTTAGAAAAATTAACTTTAAGAGTTGATGGTATGATGAATAACAAAGTTAACATTGAAAGACTACAACAAGATGTAGAACGATTAAGAATTGATACTGAAAAATTAAAAGATAGTGTAAGAACAAATATTGGAAAACTTAATGGAGATAAATAATGGTAAAAAATAATGCATCAACAGAAACAGAAGTAACTAAAGGTGCAACAAGTGATAAGAACTCTGCGTCTGCAGGAGTAAGTGCAGGTGCTAGTGCAGAAGCTAGTTCTAAAAGAGGTTTGGGAAATGGTACAACAGGCGAAGCTAAAACTGAAACTCATGTTGTTGCTGAAGCAGGTGTAAGTGCCGAAGCTAAAAATGGTAATGCTAAATTTGAAGCAGGTACAAAAGTAGAAGCAGGGGCAACTGCTACTGCAGGTACATCAACTAATATTGGTAGTGGTGTATCAGCAGATACAGAAGTTCATGCAGGAACTAAAACATATTCAGACATTGGAGTATCTGGACAAGTAGGTACGAATGGTGTTAAAGGTGAAGCAGGTGCTATTGCAGGTGCTAAAGCAGAAGTTGGAACTTCAGCTACTATTGGGAATGATAGAAACAATGCATCGCTTGGTGCTGCAGTTTCTGTTGGTCCACAAATAGGAGCAAAAGTTGGAGGAGGTGCAACAGTTGACGATGGTAAATTAACTGTAGGTGCTGATGTTAAATTAGCATTGGGAGTTGGTGTATCTATTAGTCCAAGTATAACAGTTGATACGAGACCAGTAATGAATCCAATTAGAAATCATGTAGTTGCTCCTGTATCTAATGCAGCTAAATCAACTAGTAAAGCTTGTAAAAAAGCTGCTAAGAAAATGAAATTTTGGTAATGATTAAATTAGTATTTGCTTTATGTTTGTTTATTAATGGGGAACTTGTAGAACATAGAATACAAGATACTTTATCTACTTGTTTAAAAATGAAAAGAGAAGGTAGTAGAAATATGAATATGGATAATAAAAAATTTATGTGTGGAGAAGTAAAAGCAGAACTTGAAAAAAATATAGATGGAAGTTTAACAATAAAAAAAATAATAACAAATAAATGACAGCAGCAAAAATATATATACTAACAATAATGTTATGTGCAGTAGGACAACCTCAATGTGTTATGCCACAAGTAATAAGTGAACATGAAACACATTATGATTGTGTTAAGAATGGAATGGGTGATGGTTATGAAATTTTATTTGGAAGTGATTTAACTAAACAACAAATAAATGATGCAAAGTTATATGTAAGATTTAGTTGTGTACCTAAAGACATAGTTGAATCCTAAGAATGAAAAACATCTGAAGCAATCTTTTCTAGGTCTTCAGTCAACATATTAAACTTAGCATCACATTCTTTTAATAATGCTTTGATAACTCCAGCATTTTCTTTTTTAAAATGAAGATGAATTTTATCTAAAGGATACTTAGATAGTTCAGTAATAAATTGTCCTTGATTATTAATAATTAATTTAAAGCCCATCAAGTGTGCTTCTTTTCTTTTAGTTCTTTTCTTTTGTTTAAGTTTTCGATTGGTTTTCATGTTTCTCTTTCAATAAGTCAACAAGAAAATCATCATCATTCTTCTCGCTTCTAAGTTTAGTCATAGGAGTATCACCTTCTTTATAGGTTTCAATGGTTCTAATTCTAACAGGATTAGTCATGAATATAGGAAACTTAGGATTGTCTAAAGACTTAACCATAAAGAACCCATCCTCAGCAACACCAAATGTTTCTACTCTTTTAATGTCTATATCATCTGAACCAATTAAACAAACTCTTAAATTATAAATTGGTTTAGGTTCTACTGGTTTGGTAGGTTTACCATTCAATCCTACTATATTACTTGTCATTAATAATTTCCTTATTATGTATTTCTTCTATAACAACAGGTGCTACTTCTCCTTGTTGTCCATCATCATCAGCTAAACTATCTACACTTTCAGTATACATTTCATTTAACTTATCATTGTTTCTTGTTATCTTTAATTTAAGATGGTCTTTCAAAGCATCAATTTTAACATGAAGTATTTTATCTAAGTGTCTGTTAATACCATACATAGGTAAATCATTTAGTGCTGAGATGATTCTGCGAAAACCTCTTGCTCTTTTTTCTAATTGTGTTATCTGTGATTCGTTAGTCATAGTCTCTCTCCAATATCATTTCTAAATAGTGAATTGCTTTTTCTATATCTTTTTGTTTTCCTTTTAGCTTATGTCTACAAATATATTTAATAGCATTACCTTCAGCAAATAATAATTGATTCTCATTTATAAACTGAGCAGGTTGAATCTTCATACCTTTGTAGTGGTCTCCATCAATTTGCTTATCTAAGCTATCATAAGCAACTCCTTTAAACATTTCTTTGCTTGGCATTATAATATATTATCCTGTCTTCTTAATTGTTTTTCTGTTGGTTGTAACATAGCATTTAAATCATCTATTGTCAACTCTGGATTTCTTTTTAGTTTCTTTACTATCCATTTGTAAGACCAAGGTTGTAGTCTACATTGTTGTTGTCTATCATAGTAGTGAGTTTGATTAGGAATAAAATCAAATACATTTTTATAATTAATTTTACTAGCTTCATCTTTAGATAACAAAGACTGTAGCCACTCAACAAGTATATGTCTTGCTTTTCTTCTTATAGGTTTCATTTGTTTACTGTTCATTTTCTTTCTTTCCATGACAAACTTCATATGAAGCATTACAATTTTTACAACTATAATTACTTACAAATAAATATTCATCATTATCATATACATCTTCAGCATCAAAGTCATTACCCCAAAGAACATCACCATTACAAATAAAACATTTCATTATTTTAATTCCTTAAAATTAGTATCTCTATCAAAATATTTATACTCTACTATGATAGGTTCAAATATTTCTAAACATTCTAGTACATCTGTCTTCTTAAATTCTTTACAAGAATAAACATCTAACTGTATTAATGCAGGTTGTTGTTCATCCCATGTATGAATACCAATGTGTGAAGTATCTATAATAGCAACACCACTTAATCCTTTATTACCTTTCTTAGTAACTCTAGATGAATAAGGTCCTGCTAATATATTCATATCTATTTTATTAATTAATTTTTTCATCCAAGCAACTGTATCTTCTTCAGTAGCTAAAGGTTTCTTTACCTCTGCTCTAATTAGAAGGTGCTTGTGTATCAGTTCTTTTTCCATAGTTTTCTAATTGTTCCTTATATTGATTTGTAATTTCATCTACATTAGGTTCTTTAATAACTTCAGCTAACATAACATTCTTATTAGAATATTTAAATACTCTTAAACCTTTACCACCATTAGCATCAGAATGACATTCCCATTTGTGTGGACAAAACATACAACCAGTAGCTAAAGTTTTGTTACCATTCTTTTCTGTTTTATATTCATAACATTTTTCTGGAGGAGTGTCTTGTTCTAAAGCAGTATTTAAATTTTTAATTAAAGATTTAACATTTGGTTTAGCCATATCATCTGGTTTGTAAAAACAAATATCACCAGAAGATTTATCAACAACAAGAAAGCCACCTGCTTTTGTATCACAACCTTCTTCATATGCTGCTAATTGTGCATGATAACCAAAAGGGTCATCACCAACTATCTCACCTGATTGAAATTTTTTAAAACTAAAAGGTGATGCTGATTTAACATCACATACTTCACCATCAATGATACTGTCTATGTGTCCTGATACTCCTGACACTTCAACTTTTCTTTGTTGGTCTTTGATAGTATGTCCTGCTAACTCTGCTAAATATAAAACTAAATGTTCAATGATATGACCATATAAAAATTTTAAATTTAATCCTGTGTCTTCATTCTTTCTATCTTTAGGACTATGTTTATCATACCATAGTTGTCTTGCAGGTTTACCAATAGAAGACATCCTAAGTTTACCTTCATACTTTTCTGCTTTTACTTGAGAAGTATTCCAAGCTAGAACAGCTTCTTTAATATTATTAAGAAAAACATTTAAGTTTTCCTCTGTCATGTTGGCAGGTTTACCAGTAGATATATCAGAAATCAATTGCTTGATGTCTGTTGCTATCGTACTAATGTGTTTCTGACCAGTTGTTTCCGATTTTATATTCGCCATTTAGTGGACACCTTACATTTAATTGTTTACCTGCATCTATAATTGATTGTACTGCTAGTCTTCCAAACTCTTCGGCTCTACTTTCTTCAACCTCGTATTGAAATTCATC